CCAGCTTCATCGTTGAGGGTTGACCATGGACTTTCCCGCTCTTGTGCCGTCTTCTCGCAGCTACACGTCTGGCGATTACGCAGTCCGAACATTTAGATCGCAATCCGGCGCAGAAAGTCGAATTCTGTACGGAGACACAAGGTTCGGTGCCACGCTAGAGCTGCAATACCAAAACCTTACAGATAAAAACGCGCAGACGTTTGTTGGGCACTACGAAAACGTAAAAGGGACCTTCGGTACTTTTGAGCTTCCTCTTCGTTTAATTGAGGGCTGGAGCGGAAACGCTCAGCTGATTGGTACTGGTTATAGAAATCAACGAAACAGCATTGCTACTTACATAGACCAAGACGGCTTTATCGTTACCGCACAGCCATTTGAAACTAGATTTAGCTATGAAACTGAAACTGGGCACCCCATTGGTCTGCTTATAGAGGATGAAGCTACAAATTTATTTACAAACAGCACAAGTTTGACTGCGGGAATTTTTAGCTTTAACTGGGATATAAGCGCTTCAGATCTCCTCGGTCCTGACAATAAGCTGACTGAAGTTTCTAGGTTTATTAATAAAAACCCAGTAGCAGGCAGTGGATTTACAAGAATTAACGGATCATTTGAGCCAGGGCAGTATTTTGTAAGTATTTACATTTACGTCCCGAGCCAGTCCTCTATTTCAAGCTGGCTCATAAAAAGCGATTTTTTTAATGTTGACAGAGGCTCTAGCATCGATTATTCAGTTTTTAATAAGTGGGTCAGGGCTGTCGTGCCAGTAGAAGTAGTAGCCACAAGATCTTTTGTAGATTTTGATTTTATAGTTTCTGGAAGGCCGACGAGGGCTGGCGATGAATTTTATGCATGGGGTCCTCAAGTTGAAAGAGGTGTTTCGGTAAGTTCTTACATTCCTACGGGAAGCGACCCTGTAACCAGACAGGCCGATAAGCTGCAACCGATTGGATCATGGCGTTACGCCGAGCCGCCAGAAATTACCAACGTGCGCCCTGGCGTTAGCAACGCCCGTGTGCGGCTAATCAGTGTTGTATAGAATAGCCCCAAGGAGGTCGCCATGGCTAAGTTTTATACCGGTCGTGATGGCAGCTTGCTGCTGGACGGCGTGACCCAGGCCAAGGTGACCTCGTGGTCATTTTCGTCTGACCTGGAAACACTAGAAACCACAACGCTGGGCGAATCCCACCGCTCGTACACCCCCGGCGTCCAAGGCGCCAGCGGAAGCGCAACACTTCTGTATTACAAGGCAGACGACGGCACCAACGACGCCGGAGTCCTCCTCAAAAAACTAATTAACACAAATACAGCCGGCATCACCGACGCCGATACGGTGCTTTTTACCTTGCGTTATGCAAACGGCGACAACTTTAACGACATCAAATTCAACGCCTACATCACTGGGGCAAGTCTTGGCTCAAACGTAGGCGAGGTTGCATCTGCTCAGATCAATTTCCAGGTAACAGGCGTGCTATCTGAGGCGAGCTTGTAATGGCGGTTTATCTCGGAAATGTAGGAAGCATCGAGCTAACTCGAAAATCCCTTCAAGAAGAAAAACTCTCAGTCGTCAATCCAGATGACGTAAACGTTGCTCGCAAAAGATTCAGCTTTGACTTTGAGGAAGGCGCTTTCCTTACTGGCGACTTCATAACAATCACTTCGACAAACGAAGTACCGCTCTCTTTTATTGGCATTGACGGCTGGCGTGACGGCAACGTTCACTCCAGCGGCAACTGGTACATCTTTGTCGATGAGATTGGCGGCATCCGCCTGTACAACAATTTCAACGACAGCCTTGAAGGAGATAGGACTGCCGCCATCAGCTTGGTGGACATCACCACAGACATCCCCATTTCTGTCACCGTAAAAGACAGCGCCGGACGAATACTGGGTTGCGTAATTCAGTATGAATTAAACACAAACAGAGAAGCAATTGACGTAACCACTTTGTCTGATACCTATCGCGAGCAATACAGCTCACTCATAACCGGAAGCGGTCAGCTGACGGCTCAATGGGATTACAAGAACAAAAGCAACGAAGAAACTGTCAATTACCTTATGCAGCTTGCCTTGCGCACGGAGATTGGCGGAATTTTTGGCGCTAAATTTTACTTAAAAAGCGAGGGGACTGCTGCCTCGGCTGGAGATTTTGCCGACAGCCAGTTGAACGATTCCATTTGGTGGGAATTTGACGCATTGATTACGAATAGCGCAACAAATTTTGCGCCAGGACAAATTATTGTTTCTACGGTTAATTTTGTGACAACCGGGCCGGTCAAGCTCAGAGCGCAAACCACAGTATCCAGCAAGCTTCTGCAGGAGGACGCCGGTTTCATCGTGCTGGAGCAAGGCGGACTCCTGGCTATTGCTGACGAGGATTAGAGCTAGACTGCTGGCATCTATCAGCTGGTTCGCAAGAGGTAGGCCGTGGCAGATCTTCGGATTAGTGAGCTAAACAGCCTGGCCTCTGCGGATGTAGCTTCCAACGATTTTCTGCCGATTGCTGATCGGTCTGCAAGCGAGACCAAAAAGGTAACCGTTGTTGACTTCCTTAATAAAGCAGTAACCCAGCTTTCTGACGACGTAATCCCAAGCGCAAAAATTTTATTTGACTCACAGACAATCCCTGGTGGTGCATTTGTAAACGGTGCAGTAGGTAGCGATCAAATTGCCTCCGGTGCAGTTGATTCCACCAAACTTGCAGACAATTCCAGCGCACGGCTTGTAACATCCCTGCCCGCTACTGGCGTCTTTGCTGGTCAGCTTGCAGTTGAAACCGAAACTAACAAAGCCTATGTCTGGGACGGCAGCAGCTGGGTCAGCTTCAAGGCCGCTGGATCGATCAACCAGCTAGTCGCTACAACTGCTGGCCCCATCCGTATTTCTGTTTCGACGGTTGGCGACACAGCAACTCTTTCCGTTAATCCGCAGGTCACGCCAAGCGGCGGCATCTTTCTTGCTGGACCTGCTGGAAGCGGCGGTGAAGTAAGCGGCCGTCAAATTGTTGGTTCTGACCTACCCACTGCAACCAACACCGCAAAGGGCGCGATCATTGTCAATGCTGAAGGTCTGCGAGTAGACGGCGAAACGCTGGAGCTTGACAACGATGTCACCGCAACCAGCACTTTTTCGGTCGTTACGCATGACTCAAAAGGCTTGGTAAACGGCAGCCGGGCAATTGAATCTGAAGATCTACCCAATGCAACCGCCAGCGCAACTGGTGCAGTCCAACCCGGCACTGGCCTCAGCGTCACCAATGCCGGCGTTCTAAATCACACAAATGCAGTCACCGCAGGTACTGCAACCAAGATTACGTTTGATGCTCAAGGTCATGTAACCAACGGCGCCACACTCACAGAAGATGACATTCCAGATATTCCAGCAGAAAAGCTGACCTCGGGCGTACTGGCTTCAGCAGTCTTCGGCACCAACACAGTGCCTGGTTCTGCCATTGCGGACGACGCCGTAACTCAGTTCGGCGGACCTGGAACAACCGCTCAAGTCACAATCTTCCCAAGCGCAGACTTTAAGGGTCAGTTTTTCTACGACGTTGGCAGAGGCGACCTTTACATCTGGGACGGCTCCGCTTGGATCCCGGTAACAGTAACCAGCGGCGAGCTTATTTTCGCTGGCATCTACGACGCAGCAGCAAACAACATTGAATCACTTAGCGCAGCCGGCGCCGGCTTGGGACTAAGCGTAGGGGGTACACTCCCGCAACCAAGCACGCAAAACAATCAGTATTATTTTGTCGTCGCAAACTCAGGCACAGGAGCAGGTACTTATGTACCGACTGTTTCCCTAAACGCGCCCGACCAACTGCTTTCTGACGGTCAAAGCGCAACTTGGCAGCTTATTGATATTTCTGGAACCATCACAGGCAACACAGCGGCAAACATCTCGTTTACTCCGTTTAGCCTTATCCAGGCCACCGATGTCCAAGCGGCGGTTGAAGAGGTTTACAACGAAAGCGTAAGAACAACTGGCGCAACAATTACCGGCACGCTTGAGATTGGTGCAACAGGCAGTTTCAAGTTCGATGGGACAACTGCCAACTCAAACAAGACAACGCTTACGGTTGCTGATCCAACGGCAAACCGCACAATTACGCTGCCAAACGTAAGCGGCACTGTAGTTACTACTGGTGACACTGGGACAGTTACCGCACAGATGCTTGCGGGAGACATCAGCTTTGACCAAGTTACAACTACAGGATCTATTGCTAACGCAGACGTAGCAACAAACGCAGAAATTGCCTACAGTAAATTAAACCTTACAAACTCAATTTTGAATGCCGATATTAACGCATCCGCAGGAATTGTTTACACTAAATTAAATCTGGCCGGCGGAATTGTAAATAACGACATCAACGCAGGCGCAGCCATCGCCAAGTCAAAGCTAAATCTGACCAACACCATTACAAACGCAGACATTAACGCTAATGCCGCGATTGCGGACACAAAGTTAAACACAATTACAACTGCCGGCAAAGTAAGCGGAAGCGCAATCACCAGCGGAACCATTGGTGGTTCAACAGTTATTAGCACAACTGGCGGCATTTCAACAACAGGAGCGATTAGCGATGGCATCGGATCTATACGAAGGATTCCGCAAAATCCTAAAAGTGCGGCTTATACGCTTATCGCAAGTGATTCAGGAAAGCACATCAGCATCAGCTCTGGTGGTGTGACGGTGCCTGCATCGGTTTTCTCTATTGGCGACAACGTAACTATTTTCAATAACTCGACAAATTCACAGCAAATTGTTCAAGGCGCTGGTGTAACTCTTCGTACCGGCGGCCAAACAACAACGGGCACTCGCACACTCGCCAATTACGGCGTTGCCACTATCCTCTGCGTGGCTGCTAATACATTCGTCATTACCGGCACTGGTATCACCTGATGTCTAACCAGGAAATGCTGCTGGGGGGCGGCTTCAGTGATGTCCCCCCATTCTCTGCAACCGGCGGCACAATCACAACCGTCGGCGCCGACACGGTACACACGTTTACCGGCAGCGGCACTTTTGTACTCGAAAATCCACCCCCTGGTTTTACTGTTCAATATCTAGTTGTCGCTGGTGGGGGCGGCGGTGGTGGTCAAGCGTCAACCTTTGCAGGAGGTGGAGGTGGTGGTGGTGGCGTTCGTCAGGGCACTAGTGAGTTTTTAGGCGGATCATATGCTGTTGTTGTCGGCGCAGGAGGCGCAAGAGGATCGTTTGCTTCCAACGGGGGAAACTCTTCTTTTACAAAACCCGACGGTTCAATTCTTAGTTCTAATGGCGGAGGCAAAGGAGGTAACCCAGATTCTTTAAGCGGAGGTTCAGGCGGAGGTGGTGGAACGACAGTCAGTCAAGCCCGTTTCGGCTCTGTCGGTACTGCTGGGCAAGGCAATTCGGGAAGCGCCGGGATCTATACACCATTTAACAATGGAAACAATGCTTACTGGCGAGGCGGAGGGGGAGGAGGGGCTTTAGGGGCCGGAACCAGTCCATTATCTAACCGAGGCGGAAATGGTGGCATAGGTAATCCACTAAGTATTACAGGGGCATCTGTGATTTACGGCGCCGGCGGTGGAGGATGCGCCAGAACCGAGGGAATAACTGCGTCGGCAAGTTTTGGCGGTGGTGGTACTACAGGAAATGGAGCGGGTAATGGGGAAGCGCGGACTGCAGATTTAGGAGGCAGCACTATATCTTCTGTGGCGGCGACTGCCGCAGCAGCAAACCAAGGCGGAGGCGGTGGGGGCTCAACTTTCAACGGCACTCCAACTTCAGGCGGTTCCGGCATCGTGATTATCCGCTATACCACTCCAACACCCTGATGGCACACTTCGCGCAACTTGACGCCAACAACATTGTGCAGCGCGTCATCGTCGTTGATAACGACAACATCCTTGATACCGACGGCAACGAATCCGAAGCCGTTGGCATTGCCTACTGCCAAGCACTGCTTGGTGCAGATACGATTTGGCGCCAGACAAGTTACAACAACAATTTTCGCAAGAATTACGCAGGCGAAGGTTACCGCTATGACGCTGACCTTGATGCCTTTATCGCACCCCAACCATTCCCCAGCTGGAGCCTAAATACTGAGACCTGCCAGTGGGAGGCACCAAAGCAGATGCCTGCTGGCAATAGGCCCTACACTTGGGATGAGAGTTTGCTGCGTTGGGTTGCGCTGTCATGATTACGCCTGCCACATACGACATCACAATCCTGCAGAACTCCACCTGGAGCGGGATTCTGCGAGCGACCGATAGCGGCCAAACTCTTGATAGCTTCACAATCAACGCTGGCACACCAACCTTCACAAAAAATTGCCACGGTCTAACCGCAGGCGACAAAGTTGTCTTTACCGGAGGTACAACCGTACCCTGCGGCTTCACAGTCAACACAATTTATTACGTCATTAGCGCAGGACTAACTACCGATGAGTTCCAAGTAAGCGCAACAAGTGGCGGAGCCAGTATTTCTGTAACAGGCACGGCAACTGGCACTTTTTACGTTGCTCGCCCTCTCGACCTTACAAATTACACAATTGATGCCGACATTAAAGAACTGGAAAACCTGACTCAGGTCGCAACTTTTACTTGCACAATCACAGATGCAACAAACGGCGAGTTTAATCTTTTGTTGCAACCGGCCACCACTGTGGGACTTGCAGTGGGGCGTTACGGGTATGACGTAAGTCTTACTAGCTCTGGCGGCACACGCTATTATTGGCTTACAGGCGTGGCAACCGTTCAGCTGACCTATTCACGGAACTGATCCATGTCGGAAGTACAAATTGCCGTAATCAGCGCAAAGAATACAGAGCTGACGTTGGCAGTACCCGGCCACCAAGGCGCTGGTGGCGCAGCCGGTGTCGGCGTACCCACCGGTGGCACGACTGGTCAAATCCTCGAAAAAGTAAGCAATACCGATTACGACACCCAGTGGGCTGACGCACCTATTGGCAACATTACGGGCGTAACTGCTGGTACAGGACTTAGCGGAGGCGGCACCAGCGGAAACGTAACTCTCAATCTCAACGCCAGCATCGACGCGCTGACGGATGTAGATACAACCACAACTCCGCCAACCAACGGTCAAGCGCTTGCGTGGGACAACGCAAACAGCGAGTGGATCCCGATGGACATGGCCGGTACGGCCAACCTCGGCTATATCTCTGGTGCAAGCAGCGGCGAAGTTACCTCTTCCACCGGCACCAACGCCACAATCCCCGGTTTCACAAGCACTAATGCCGGCCTGGCTGGAGCAAGTGGCGGCGGTACTGATAATTTCCTCCGCGCAGATGGCACTTGGACTAATCCTCCAGGAACCACCGACCTCACCTACGCAACTGCCGCAACGACCGGCACCATCAATTCCAGCACTGGAACTGATGCAACAATCCCCAAATTCACCTCTACTGATGCCGGCCTTGTCCACGGCAGTGGCGGTGGAACTGCAAACTTCCTGCGTGCTGATGGCACATGGAACATTCCACCGGGCTCCACAAACCTTTCTTATACGGCTAGCGCAACTGACGGCACGGTCAATTCTGACACTGGCACTGACGCAACAGTGCCGGTATTTGATTCAACGAATGCCGGCCTGGTTGGCGGCAGTGGTGGCGGCACTACAAATTTCCTTCGCGCAGACGGCACTTGGCATGCACCGCCAGGCGTCATGGCTGGCGCAGACACTCAGGTCCAATTCAACGACAACGGTGGCGCTGGCGGTGACACCGGCCTGACCTTCAACAAGACCACCAACGAACTCACCGTTGGCGTCAGCAATGCCGACCCTGGCACTGCAACGGTCAAGGGTGATCTGAACCTTGACAGTGGCGGCAATTTCTCGACCACAATTCAATCGGTCACCCCAACCGCCAACCGCACGATCAGCTTCCCAGACCAAACCGGCACCGTCGGCCTTGTCTCTGGAGCAACCGGCAACATCCAGTACAACAGCTCCGGCGCGTTGGCTGGCACTGCAGATCTAAATGTCAGTCTCGACTGGACAAATGCTGCTATTGCATACACCGGCTTAAAAGTTAATGTAACTGATACTGCTAGTGCTGCTGGTAGTAAGCTTTTTGATCTTCAAAGCAATGGCACCAGCCAAGTATCGGTTGATTCCTCTGGTTCTCTAGAAGTAGCTTCCGAACTGGTAAACAGCATCACCGTTGGTCGTGGCGCAGGCGCGATTAGCACCAATACAGCAGTCGGCAGCTATGCGCTTCGGGCAAATACCACTGGCAACAGCAACACTGCTAACGGATTCACCGCCCTCTACTCCAACACCACTGGCAACAGCAACACTGCTAACGGACTCCAAGCCCTCTACTCCAACACCGCTGGCATAAACAACACTGCTAACGGAGTCAACGCCCTCTACTCCAACACCACTGGCGTAAACAACACTGCTAACGGACTCGAAGCCCTCTTCAACAACACCACTGGCAACAGAAACACTGCTAACGGACTCCAAGCCCTCTACTCCAACACCACTGGCGCAGGCAACACTGCCAACGGAGTCAGCGCCCTCTTCAACAACACCACTGGCGCAGGCAACATTTGTCTCGGCAGTCTGAACAGCGCTGGCGCCTACGCCCCAGTCTTCGACTGCACTACCGAGAACAACCGCGTGGTAGTTGGCAGCACTGCTGTCACCAATGCTTACATCCAAGTTGCGTGGACGGTTGTTTCAGACGAACGAGATAAAACCAACTTTGATCTTGTTCCTCACGGGCTTGATTTCGTCAAGCAGCTCAACCCTGTCGCGTTCCAGTTCAAGGAAGATCGAGATACTGATATTCCTCACGGCCCTGTACGCTATGGCTTCAAAGCGCAGGACATCCTGGCACTGGAGGGTGACGACAACGCTGTCATTATTGACAATGAAAATCCAGATAAACTGCGCTATAACGGCGAAGCACTGGTGCCTGTTCTTGTCAATGCCATCAAGGAGCTTGCAGCCGAGAACGCTGCACTGAAAGCACGCCTGGATGCCGCTGGCATTTGATCTTTTCATTTCTGAAGCTCTAAACCATGGACACCCTCACCGTTACGATCACTAACCCCCGCACTATCGACGGCCTGATCTTTGCCGCCAATAGCGCCAAGCTTTCGCCCGAGGATTACGCCACCTGGCTCCTCACCCAAGACGGCAAACGCTACGCCGACGCCAACAGCTACGGCATTGTGACCAGCGCTGGTTTCTTCGCCCGCTTCACTCCTACCGAGTACGCCAACATTTTGGCCGCATCAGAAGACACCACCGTGGTGCCTGATCCGATTGGTGGCGTACCTACTGCAGCAGAACAGCAGGCATACGACGACGCGGTTGCCAAGTTCATGGCAATCCCGGATCCCACCCCGGACGATATTGCCGAGTACGAAGCAGCAGTTGCCGCTTACAAGGCAGCTTGCACGCCTGATAACGAAGCCGAAATTGAAGCAGCTGAAAAGCAAAACGCTGATGCTGCCGAAATCAAAGCTCTGATCGACGAGCTTACTGCAGCCGAGCGCGTCGCCCTCGACGACCAGCGCGTCACCGACGCCCTAGCTCTGCTGGTACAACGCAACCTGCTGGAACCCAACCGTCCTGCAGAGATCGTGCAGTATGACCGCCCCTTCCCCGACGT